GGAAACAAGAAATTCCCATACACAGAAAAAGGCGAGAAAGAAGCCAAAGAGTATGGCAAGAAGAAATCTATGCCCGTTACTGTAATGATTGCTATTGGTAAGCCTAAAGCCATGCCTACCCGTGGTGGTCGTACTGCTACTAACATGATGAAAAAATCTGGACGAGGTAAATAATGTCTTCTTTAACTGCTCCCGTTACCCTTCTTAATGCCGTTACTGCTTCTGGTGCATCCAAAGCAGTACAAGCCGATGCTGGTCAACCCGCATTCCTTCAAGTTGCAGGTATTACAACTGCTACTGTTGCTTTGCAAGGCAGTTTGGATGGAACAACTTACGCAACGATTGGCACAGCATTGACTGCTGATGGCATTGTTACTATTGCCAATGCTCCTAAGTATTTGCGAGCCAACTGCACTGCTTATACGTCTGGAACAATCACCGCAAAGGTCTTGTACTGATATGAAGACCAAAGCCCAAAAGAAGATCAGCAAGGTGATGACTGAGTTTGGCAAGGGCAAGTTGACTACCAATAAAAAGGTTGTCACTAACCCAAAACAGGCCATTGCTATTGCTTTATCCGAAGCGGGGAAGGCTAAAAAGAAATGAAACAAGGTCTCTACGCTAACATCAATGCCAAACAAGAACGCATTAAAGCAGGTTCTAAGGAAAAAATGCGTAAGGTTGGTTCTAAAGGTGCTCCTACTGAGGCGGCATTTAAGGCTGCGGCTAAGACCGCAAAGAAGAAATGAAATCTCCTGTTTGGCAAACAAAAGAAGGAAAAAACCCCAAGGGGGGCTTGAATGCCAAAGGCAGAGCATCGTATAATGCAGAAACAGGTGGGAATTTAAAACCACCAGTTAAGTCGGGAGATAACCCTCGTAGGGCATCCTTTTTAGCACGAATGGGCAATATGCCTGGCGCTGAGATGAAAGATGGAAAGCCTACCCGACTTTTACTTTCTCTTAGAGCTTGGGGCGCAACGTCCAAGGAAGACGCTAAGGCTAAGGCTAAAGCGATCTCTAAGAGGAATATGAAGTGAGACCAGTATCAGTCGGACTTAACCCCACAGCCAATACGCTGACAACTGTTTATACAGTTCCTACGGGTTACTACGCCAAGTTTACTGTGATGTACATTCACAATACTGGTGGTTCGACTAAGCACATTACTGTTCAGTGGTATGACGCAAGTACTGAAACAACCTTGGATATTCTTACTTCTTACGACTTTACTTCAAAGCAATACCTTCAGTTTGATGGCAATGCTTATATCGTTTTGGAAGAAGGCGATAGAATTCAAATTACTACTCAAAGCGCAAGTTCCTTTAGTTTTATTGCAACATTTGAGGTTCAGGGAGCACAAAGAACATGACCTACTTAGAACTTGTTAACGATGTTCTCATTCGATTGCGTGAGACAACTGTTTCTACAGTCTCAGAAACTTCCTATTCCGCATTGATTGGCAAGTTTGTCAACGATGCTAAACGTCAGATTGAAGATTCCTATAATTGGAATGTCTTGGGACAAACAATTACAGTTACCACTACCAGTGGCACAAGTTCTTATGCTTTGACAGGTGCGGGTCAGAAGTTTCGTATTGCTGAAGCTCTTAATACGACAAACTATATTGTATTGAGCAACATTGCAGTTTCAGATATGAACCGCAACTTGAACTTTGGCACACCAGTTCAAGGCGTTCCTACTGAATATTGCTTTAGTGGTGTAGATGGCAGTGGCGACACAAAGGTTGACCTGTTTCCCGTTCCTGATGGTGTCTATACACTGAAGTTTGATTTAACCATCCCACAGGCTAATCTGTCTGCTGATGGCACTTCAGTCAAGGTATTGGACTATTTGGTGACTCAAAGTGCCTATGCTCGTGGTTTGATTGAGCGTGGTGAGGATGGAGGCACTGCTTCTAATGAAGCGTACGCTTTGTTCCGTGGAATGCTATCTGACGCTATTGCATTAGAAAGCACTCGTTACCCTGAAGATAACTTTGTGGCGGTCTAATGGCAGCTCCTCTACAAAGTCAAAGCATTAGCGCACCAGGCTTTTTTGGCCTGAACACGCAAGACTCGCCCCTAGATTTATCTTCTGGCTTTGCTTTAACTGCTTCTAATTGTGTGATTGACCAATTTGGTCGTATTGGCGCACGCAAGGGATACACACTTGTTAACGCCTCATCAGGCAATCTAGGCTCTAACAATGTGGGTGTAATCCATGAGTTAGTCCAAACTGATGGCACTTTGACTGTTCTGTTTGCGGGAAACAACAAGCTATTCAAACTTGGTACTTCTAACGCAGTGACTGAATTGACCTATGGTGGTGGCGGTTCTGCCCCTACTATTACGGCATCTAATTGGCAATGTGCATCTTTGAATGGCATAGCTTATTTCTTCCAAACGGGTCACGATCCACTCATCTTTGACCCCGCAGTAAGTACAACTACTTATCGCAGAGTGTCTGAGAAATCAGGTTATGTGGCTACTGTTCCTCAAGCAAACATTGCTATCTCAGCGTTTGGTCGTTTGTGGGTAGCTAATACATCCACAGATAAGGTCACGATTACCTTTTCTGACCTGATTGCGGGTCATGTATGGTCAGGCGGTACTTCAGGCACTTTAGATGTTTCTAGGGTTTGGCCTAATGGTGCTGACGAGATCATGGGTCTAGCGGCTCACAATGATTTCTTTTTCATCTTTGGAAAGAGGCAGATTCTTGTTTACTCAGGTGCTTCTACTCCCGCATCTTTGGTTCTGTCAGACACAGTAGGCTCTATTGGATGTATTGCTAGGGACACTATTCAGTCAATTGGTACTGATGTGATCTTCTTGTCAGACTCTGGGGTTCGTTCTCTGATGAGGACAATCCAAGAGAAGTCTGCACCTCTTAGAGACTTGTCCAAGAATGTGCGTTCTGACCTTATTTCATCTTTGGCAGTAGAGACTCTGGCTAATCTGAAGTCTGTTTACTCAGAAAAGAATGCGTTTTACTTGTTGACTCTTCCAGTAACAGGTCAAGTCTTCTGCTTTGATACAAAAATGCAATTGCAAGATGGTGCTTTTAGAGTAACTAAGTGGGACTCTATTACGCCTACTGCTCTGTACTCACTCAGGAATGGTGATCTGTATATTGGTAAGAGTGGCTTTATTGGCAAGTATGGAAGTTTCTTAGATAACACTTCTACTTACCGATTGAGCTACTTTACTAACCATGCAGACCTTGGTAATGAGAATCAGATTTCTATTCTGAAGCGAATCAAAACAATCATCATTGGTGGGTCTAACCAGACTGTTACGATTAAGTGGGGCTTTGACTTTGCTGCCAACTATTTGTCAGGCAATGCTTTTATCCCTGAACAACAGAACTATGAGTACGGCCTAGCTGAGTATGGCGTGGCTGAATACTCAGGTGGACTCTTGATTAAGACACTAGATGTAAATGCTTCTGGTGCGGGTAAAATTGTTCAAACAGGTTACGAAACCACTATCAACGGCACTCAACTGTCAATTCAGAAGATTGAAATTCAATCTAAGAACGGGAAAATATCATGAGTAACTACACAAAAAGTACTAATTTCGCCACTAAGGATAACCTCACGCCTGGTGATCCACTCAAGGTCGTTCGAGGTACAGAGATTGATACTGAGTTCAATAACATTGCTACTGCTGTTGCGACTAAGACAGATAACTCTGCTGCCGCAATTACTGGTGGTTCAATTACTGGTATCACAGACTTAGCGGTTGCTGATGGCGGTACTGGTGCTTCCACAGCGGCTGGTGCGTTGAATAACTTGTTGCCAAGCCAAACCTCTGCGGCTAACAAGTATCTCCAATCGGATGGTACTAACGCTTCATGGGATGCGGTCACTCTCTCTACTGCTGACATTACAGGAACTCTTCCTGTTGCAAATGGTGGTACTGGTGTAACTAGCTCAACAGGTACAGGCTCAGTAGTGTTGTCAAACTCGCCAACATTGGTAACTCCCGCATTGGGAACTCCTGCTTCTGGTACTTTGACAAACGCTACAGGATTGCCAATCTCTACGGGTGTAAGTGGTTTGGGTACTGGTGTGGCTACCTTCTTGGGTACTCCATCATCTGCCAACTTGATCTCTGCCGTTACTGATGAGACAGGCACGGGTTCTTTGGTTTTCGCCACTAGCCCAACCTTGGTAACTCCTGCTTTAGGCACTCCATCAGCCTTGGTAGGTACAAACATCACAGGCACTGCTTCAGGTCTAACTGCGGGTAACGTCACTACTAACGCTAACTTAACAGGTGCAGTCACTTCTGTTGGCAATGCAACCTCTTTGGGTTCATTTACTTCATCTCAATTAGCGGGTGCTTTGACAGATGAAACTGGTAGTGGTTCAGCAGTATTTGCTACCTCTCCTACCCTAGTTACACCTATCCTTGGAACACCTACTAGCGCAACCTTAACGAACGCTACAGGTCTTCCTATCTCTACAGGTGTATCAGGATTAGGAACAGGCATTGCTACTGCTCTAGCGGTTAATACAGGCTCTGCTGGTGCGCCAGTATTGTTTAATGGTGCATTGGGTACACCTTCTAGCGGTACTGTAACTAATCTAACAGGTACAGCCTCTATCAACATCAATGGTACTGTTGGTGCTACTACAGCTACTACTGGTGCTTTCACAACCCTGACAACATCCTCCACAGTTACACACAATGGTGGCACAGCCAACGGAGTAACCTATCTCAATGGTTCAAAGGTTCTGACAAGTGGCTCTGCGCTTACTTTTGATGGAAGCAAATTAACTGTTTCTGCAACAAGTGGTGAAACAGGATTGCTAACGGCTACTGGTGTTTCCAACTATTTAAGCATCAAAGGCGATACAGGCGGCACAACAATTTGGACTGGCATTGGAACAGATACTGGCGTTTCTTGGCTTGGCTCTGTATCAAACCATCCTATTTCATTTCGTCAGAACAACTCAGAACAAATGCGCCTCACCTCAACAGGGTTGGGTATTGGTACAAGTTCGCCCGGTGCAAAACTTCACATAAAGCAAGCTAGTGCTGATACAACTGGTCTATGGGTTGTGTCTAGCGCAAACGATAGCCAAGTCCGACTTTACAACAATGGAACTGTAAGCGCTGTTTCATCAACATATCAGTCAACAGGCTCATATATGCCTTTGACGTTTTTAACATCTGATACAGAACGTATGCGCCTCGATACCTCAGGCAATCTAGGCTTGGGAGTTACTCCGAGTGCTTGGGCGGCTAATTACAACGCATTTCAATTTGGTAGCGGCTCAAGTCGGGCTGGTGCGCTATTTACAAACGGAATAAACGATTTATGGCAATTATCAAACGCCTACTTCAATGGTTCTAATTTTATTTACTACGCCACTGGAGTTGCAACTGCATATAACCAATCAAACGGCTCACACAATTGGCGTTATGCCGCATCAGGCACAGCAGGAAACGCTATCACCTTTACTCAGGCGATGACTCTGGATGCAAGTGGGAATTTGGGTGTGGCGGTTACAAGCCCCACAGCAAAACTGCAAGTAGGTGATGGCACAGCTTCAACAGCAATTAAAATTAAAGGTACAGCGGCATTTTTAACCCTTGACGGCTCTTCTTTTGGGCAACTTGTCTCTAGTTCTAGTTTGCTGTTAGACGCTGGAACAAGTCAGCATATTGCTTTTCGTCCAAACGGAAGCATAGAAGCCGCCAGAATAGACTCTAGCGGTAACTTGCTGGTGGGGACTACAACTGCTGGAGGAACAGGCCTAACTGTGCAAAAAAGTGGTGCTAGCAATCCTACAGGTTATTTTTACAATACTAGCAATAGTGCGTCAGGAGACCAATGCGGTTATTTTGCTTTGGGAGCAAACGCAA